GGAAAGAAGTGGGGGAATTATTTGGACTGTGTCCAAAAGTCTTGGGCCTAATCGTATTAGGCTATAGGAGGGGGGTCGGTGAGATATCCAGTGGTGGTTCAATGGTTCTGTGTTTGATGGTACCAAGCTATGGAACACGCCTTGTTTCTCAACAACCCGGCATATGTGGGGTGGGGCTCATGATCCTCGATAGCACCAAGAGCTCCAGCTAGGCGAGTGTTGCCCAGTACACTAAGCCGTTCCGGTTTAATTGCAGTATATATAGCCAGGGGGATTCCGGCAATTGCAGCGGCTTGTGCTGCAGTGATACTCTCTTCAGGCAATGTGAGGTGTAAGCCAGTTGAGATTACCTCAGCCAGATTGGGGGTTGAAAACCCTAATGAATTGAACCGTGGGACTTGCCCATGAGACAGCTCCGGCCTGGGATTATTGCGGTTAATGGCACTTGTGTACCAGTTCTTATATACATCGTACTTCATGGTACGAATAATTGCAGCTCGCTGGCCCTCAGGGATGTGTTGCACTATATCCCAATTGGTATCAATTAACCCTTGGATAGCGGGTGCGGGTTGGCGAGCAACAGCATGTACTAGGTGGTCAGGAATAGCGGCTTGTGGGGGTAGTGGTCCACCATATTCAGGCAGCTGCAAACCATACCGCGTACGAAATGGAGCGCTTACCAACCGATCCCATCGCACGTGGTGCTTGTACAAGAACTTGAAATAGCTATTAAGGTGTCGCCGAGCAAGTGCATATACTGCATTGTGCATGCCGCCGCGTGCTATGATTTCTTGTGCTATGCTGAGCACTGATTCCGGCGTCGCATGTATGTCAATGATTGCGTTCTTGTACCAATTGCCATTGACAAAAGCTACAACCGCGGCAGCATAAGGCTGTGTGGGCATTGCATCACCGTGTGTCATAATTTGTAAGAATTCGTGCTGATGCTGCGACAAGAGCTGCTTGACGGGGTTGAAGTGCCAACCGACAGCAGCACCGACAGCGTAATAGAGGACAGCGTCGGTCTGTGTGATGTGGAGTCCATCTTCATCATCACCACACATGCAGACCCAGGCAGGCTGCTTCCAGTTTGGTGAAATAGTGGCTGCTAATGATATCATCATGCGTTTGTACACATTGTGGAGCAAGGTGTTGTCACGTGCAGTATTCCGCTCACCGGAGAAGAGACCGTTTAGGGCCCAGAGTGTTTTACCCTCAACTTGTGCCGTACGGTACCTATACGAGGCAGCTATCCAGAGTGTCGCATTTACCTTGTCCGAGCAGATCTCGGCGGGTAAGCCTGAGCGTGCCCACATGCGTGCAAGTGCGATATTGAGATAGCATTGCTCCCACCAGCGATGCTCTTTATTGAAATCGGAGTAGTCTAGTGACAGCCACCAACCGCCACTCCTGAGGGAGGCCTCGTGCAGTGTAAGCCACTCGAGGACATCAGTAGGAGCTTGCTTGGCGAGCATGCCGTCATGCCGCATAGCCTCTTCAATGCCCCATGATGCATAAGCGGCTATCACTGTAGCTGTATCATCGGCAGCATAGAGAGCACGGTGTTTACGACCAGGCTCCGGTTTTGTGCTCGTTCTAGCGTGTATGCGAGGGAGTTGGCTGGTGACCCAGTTGATAGTACTCTCAGGCAAGGCTGCATAAACGGCTCTCTTGTTGGGCCTGTCTGCTGTCGTGTGGAGTTTGGGATCTTTGGCGTCGTCCATAATATGCCGCCAGGAGCTACTACCGGAAGGCGTGCTAACTGCGCGGCTTGCCCACCAATCGGAGATAGTGGTGTGTCGCTTTGCGCAGATTCGGCTCTCGAGTTCAGCTACAAGCATGTCTGTGTGGTGCTTAAATAGGCAGAAATACTCGTGAGCAGTCATGATCTTTGCACGGTTGGAATAGCCTAATTGCAGCCGCGTCCGCTCTTGCTCCCAGTCAGCCGATTCGAGATCGCGTCCTGTGAGGTTGGTTATTTTTCTCACTATCTGGCTCCATTCCTGGAGGTGTTGATCCTTATGGAGGCCAGCTAGCAAGCGGAGTGTATCGAACAATTCCTTTAATGAAGACCAGTGTATCAAGGGGATGAATAGGAGCTGGCTGACCATGACCAGCATTTTAAGCTGTGGGGCCATGAGCCTATACCACACTAACAGCGAAACAACTGTGTGCTCTTCAGAAGTGAGGTTAGCTGCTATGAGTGTACGCTCAAAATGAGATAGAGGCTCTTCTGCATCTAACATCAATAATGTTATTCGGAGTTTGCCTCGCCCCAATGCACTAGTCTGCGCTTGCAGCCGCTGGGCTGTGGCAAGTATTTCTTTCTTCGCTATGGCATGTGGCTTAGGGTTGAATGTCTTGCGTACTGTCTGTATTTGGGTGATTATTTCTGAATTAGTAGGTGGTGTCTTATTGAGATGTGCATGGTATTCGCTGGCTTTAGCAGCTGCAGCACGCGTGAGTGCATAGTGTGTGCAGCTGCTCAGGCTTAGGGGGGTGCCGAGAATGTGGTGTCCATGATCCCATGCACCGGTGCAAGTGACTCTTCCGCAACGCTGGCAGGGGTCTGTACTACTGGCTCTGCCGGTTCGTGAAAACCCTCTCTTTGCCCATCGACTGCATCAGGCTGTCGGAGTGTAGGAGGACTCGATGGAGATGCACTACGACCAGGTAAAGACTGGGAGAGTGCGGTCTGAGCTATGTCATCCTCCAACTCATCGGCAGTGGGCAGGGGCCGTGAAAACACAGGCAACGAAGCAGCGGCTGTCAACTGTTCACGTGTAGGAGGATCAGGAGGTACGGGTTCGCCTTCAATGGCCGGTATGCCGGTCAGCATGCCTTGGACCAAGTTCTGTTGTTGCAGTAACTGGTCTTTAGAAGTAGGTCGGTAGTCCCATTCCCGTGCATCTTCGCAGGCAGCAATCATCCATGAGCAGAAGGCTCTTATTGCAGGTGTGTTGCCTTCCATGATGATTGGGATCATAGTTGGTTCGAGGCTAGTCAACAGACCAGTTAGCTCCCGGCTTTTGGACTCGTACGTTGCATTGCTCAGTTGTTTACCAACTAGCTCAGTCATCATACTATGTGAATCAAGGATTGCACCGTAGTCAGCACCCAGAATATCACGCATCTCATTGAGCTCGGTGCGCTGGTGCTCTGTGTACGTGCTGAAACCACTTGTCCCTGGTGGGACGGTGAGCATGGGTTCACGTTCCTCAATTGCCGGCCCTGGTGGCAGTGCGGGTATGTATCCATCCTCAATGAACTGCTCAAAACCTTCCAAATTGGTGAAGGGTATGTTCCATTCATATAAAACTTTCGTTCCTGTGTACTGCTCTTTAAGCAGGTGTGACTCGAGAATGCTAGCAGCCGAAGGCATTTTAATACCTACATAGTAAGCTTGATTCTCGAGCAACAAAGGCGTGAACTGCCCGTCACTGGCCACTCTGCGGTAAGATTCACGCACATGCACTGGATGTTGCTCAAAGGTGGCAGCCATCCTGGTATGCCGGACTATTTTGAGGGTTGCCGGCTCAGACAGACCTAGGACAGAGTAGTGAGCGTCTGTCAGCGACTGCCGACCAGTAACAGCTGCTGCACGTATCAGCATATTAGCGGGTACCAGTGTGTCAATTGCTACCGGTTTGAAATGTGCGAGGGCAGCACTTGTAGCAGGCAGTGCATCGATAAATGGCAAGCACTCTTCGGTCTCGATGGGTCTTAGACAGCTTGAAGGGAAACTAGCTGGCGTGACCATGTGCCAGCATGACGAGAATCCTGCTTCCCAGCCGAGTGTGGCAGCGAGGTGCAGTGCACTGTTCATTGCTGCTGAGCCTTCATTGCGCATGCGAATGACTTGCTTGTAGTGGGAATTGATCCTTGGGATCCTCATATGTTCTTGATCGACCCAGAATCCACCTGCCTGCATCAAGACAGTGTTGAGTGACGTTAGTAACACAGCTGCACGCATTGACGCCTGCAGGAGCAAAGGGCTAGGATACTCGAGCTCCATGACAGGCTCTTCGTTGCCTAGCACTTCTGTGGGCTGGATTAGCGGCGTCAACACCAGAGGCTGGAGCGATGCGCGCGGAGCTGCGAGTAGCATACTGCTATGTGCTCCAAGTGCCCCTGCGCCAGCTGGTCGAGTGGCGAAGGAAGCAACAACCTGCAGTACGTTGAAGAATTCATCGCGCAAGCCGTACAGGCGGCAAAAGTACTCAATGAACAACGCAACATCGCGTGCACAGAGAGGTCCAGCCATCTGTGAGTATGTGTCCGTGGCGGCAAAAACATAAGCTCTTGCCTTGGGGATACTGGGCCACAGTTGCAGCACAGTGGGAGCAGCATTCAATCCGACCGTAGTGAATTGAGGCTGGCTGAGGGCTAGGATTCGAACAATCCTGCTGTATATGTGTGGTTCTTCAGCACTTTTAGTGCCTATGTAGATTGGCTGCTCACCTAGTTTGGTAACTGCCTCAAGGCTAGTCCCAAAATCGGAAAATGTAGCTATGGTACGCGGCGCTATCTCATCTGCCACTGTAGCCACACGTAGCCCATCGGAAAATTTTTCCGCACAGGCTGCACCAATAAAGAGTGCAGCCATACGGAACATGAGGCGGGTAGGTTCGACTGGCATGTCAAGGAGCCTCGATATGCCTGCCCTAGCATCAGAGGGCAAAGTCTCGGTAGTGCCGCGTGCCGAAAAAGAAGAAGACATAGCTGATAGTGCATTCAATGCAGCACGGTCAACGATGCCATTCTTGAAACCTGCGTATGCAGGCGCTAAGGCGAGTTTGTAGTTGATATCAGCCCCAGCCTCAAGGAATTTAAACGTGGCTGGGTAGTACATCTTCCACAAGCGTCCAATGACGGTCGATTTACGCAAGCTGCCATTTTTGTGTATGTGCAGTTTGTAGGTTAGATCGATACCATGCTCGCCGACTCGCGAGGCACTTGCATGGTGGCTATCGGTAATAACGGATACACCTGGGTGAGTAAAATGTCCTGTTTTTGGTTTTTCACTGGTTTTAACAATTGGAATTTTTATTTGCTTTTCTTTTAATTCAATAAGAGATGGAGCAGAAAGGAAAGTGTTGAGTTCAAGTTCCATTTTTGACTTCTGTTGTTGGCTGTTGTGGGATCCTGGTGCCTGTTTAGCTTAGCAGGCTGCCTTCCGTACCAAATGGTAACCCAGGTGAAAATTGTGTTGGAGTTTTGTGTCTTTGTGGCGAAGGTGTTTTCTAGCTTCTGGCAACAAACGTTCTTTGCT